TAGCAATGACCCGGGACATACCACACATGACGCGTGGTTCGGCTGGTTCGTCATTGGTCTGTTACCTATTGGGCATAACGGATGTGGACCCAGTGGAGTGGGACATACCAGTGGCTAGATTCCTCAATCCGAACAGGGACGACCTACCTGATGTGGACATAGACTTTCCCCATCACAAGCAGGAAGAGGTCATGCAGAGGATCTTCAAGAAGTGGCCCGGACGCAGTGCTAGGATATCCAACTACGTGCTCTACAAGGATAAGTCAGCGCGACGAGAAGCGGCCAAGCGACTTGGAGTCAAGGGCAACCTACCCCGCAGGTTCACATACGATTCACTGGGCATTGACGTCAAGGAGGCCCGGAGGATCGAGAACAAACTGAAAGGCAAGAAGAGATGCATATCAAAACACTGCGGAGGAATACTGATGTTTCAAAGACAACTACCAAAAAGCCTGTTCACGGCGGAAAACCAAATACTACTAGACAAGAACGAAGTGGAGGACCTGGAACACCTCAAGGTGGATATTTTAGCCAATCGTGGTTTGTCGCAACTCATAGAGATAGATCCCACGCGGAAACTGACGGACTACCCCGAAGAGGACTCTGCTACTTCGGAACTTTTGTGCAGGGGAGACGTGCTGGGAGTGACTCAGGCGGAGAGCCCGGCCATGCGGAGACTGTTCAGGGCGATCAAACCAAAGAGCGTTAGGGACTGTGTGTTTGGTACCGCACTGATCAGACCTGTAGCGGTGTCTGGGCGCAAGAAGGCCACCATGTTCCACGACTGGAGCCGAGAACGTATGAGTGATACGATAGTGTATGAGGACGACGCCATAGACAGGATCTCTGAAGTATTGGACATAGACAAGTACGAGGCGGACATGTATAGACGTGCTTTCGCAAAAAAGAATGAAGAAAGGATCATGGAATTTATATCGAGGCTGGGCGATCATTCACGTAAGGATGAGATAATCACCATGTTACAATCACTTTCTGGGTTTGGCCTTTGCAGGGCACACGCCGTGAACTTGGGCAGGCTGATATGGGCGTTGGCTTACCAGAAAGCACACAATCCCAAGAAGTTCTGGCAGTCCTGTCTCAAACACTGTCATGGATCATATAAGCGCTGGGTATACAGGACAGAGGCCAAAAGGGTAGGCATCAATGTAGTAACACCAAGCAATTCAGACAAGTGGGACACGCCCGAGTTCCAGTACAGAAAGTATGGTTGGTGGAGTCAGGAAAAGTTCATGCCGGGCATGTATGTCAGAGAGTTGTATCTGGACAAAGTGGAGTTCGCAGGTATGATAGCCAACGGTAGAGTTTTCCGAGGGGACAAGGGCAGGTACGTGACATTCCTCACATTAGGAGTGGGCAATGGACAGTACATAGACGTCACAATCAAGCGAGCATTCGCTTACAGTGACTACGATGTTGTGTGGGGTCAGGGCACTATCAGGCACACCAACAATTCGGATTACGTGGAATGTTTTGATTCCAAAGGATTTGAACTGGAAAAATTTATTGGAATGTAGCACAAGTAAATACCCGTATATGAAAAACAAAACCGCAGTTTTCGTCCCCGCTAAAGGCACAAGTGAACGAATACCAAATAAAAATCTTACCATACTAGACGGTGAATTTTTGTTCAAACGTAAAATCATACAATTATTGGAGTGCACGGAAGTTGACGAAGTCTGGATAGACAGCGAAGATGACAAGATACACGAGTTGGTTAAGGATCTCCCTGTAAAGCACTTGTATAGATCCAAACAGTTGGCCAACAACAAAACCGACGGCCATACCATGTTTGCTAACGAAACCAAACACACGGATGCAGACATCGTGGTTCAAATACTGTGTACGGCTCCGTTCATAGATTCTAAAATAGTGGATCCAGCACTAAAAAAATTCAAAGAGTCAAAACACACTAGTTTAGTGGCAGTTACTCGCAACAAGTTTTACGAATGGAAAAACAATAAACCAGTATACGGCGAAAGCATACCCAACAGTGTAGACCTGCCTGAGCGTGTGATAGAAGCGATGAGTTTCTATGCCGTGAAGACAGAAGGAAAAAAACAGAGCCGTAGATACACCGATAATGTGATGTTACTGGATTTGAATCCACTGCAGAGTATTGACATCAACAACAAGGAGGATCTAGATTTGGCCAGGATAATTTGTGCGGGTCAGCGATCAATGAGAATACAACAGATGAAGATGCTGTCTCAAATTCTTACCAGTTCTATGTTGAGTGATATCTGCAAGGAGATGGATATCGCACATTTTATAAGTGACAAAATACAACCTCTGTCTCGAGGGAAATTCCTAGGATATGCTAAGACACTCAAATTGAAGGCTTTAGAAAAATCACAACAGGATCCAAAAAAAACTGATTGGAAAGGTATTTTTGATGCTTTGAGGAGTTATGACTTCGTAGCGCCCGGAGACGTGATCGTTGTGTCGACCGATGTACCAAACAAGGCCTACTTCGGAGATCTCAATGCCACTTTTGCCATGAGAAGAGGTGCTATAGGTGTGGTTGTAGATGGATATACCAGAGACGTTGAAAAGGTTTCACAGATGGGTCTTCCTGTGTTCGCACACGGTTGCAGATCGGACGATGTCCGTTACGAAGGAACATTAGAAACAATGAATGAACCAGTAAAGGTGAATGGAATCACTATCAAAAACAACGACGTAATACTAGCAGATGGAGATGGCGTGATATGTGTGCCACAAGAAAAATGGGGAGTTGTATTATCTAAGACACGTGAATATATTAAAAAAGAATTGTTGGTAAAACTCGAAGCGACATTTGGTGCTGACCCTTTCGATGTCATCAACAACATAGGAGATTTCTAGTGGACTTCCGACAATTTGAAAACAAACACAAAGGACAAAGATGCTTCGTGTTAGGCAATGCTCCAAATCTGATTGAAGAAGATCTGTCCTTGTTGAAAGATGAAACAGTATTCATAACCAACAGGGGATACATGGCCAAAACTCACGGATTGGATCATTTTGACTACCACGTGGTTGTGGACATGGCTTTTTATGAAGATTACTCAGATGAAATCAGTAAAGTAGAAGAGGGTGTAAAATTTTATCCAGAGGTGATGCCTGAATATCAATCTTACAAAGGCGAGAAGTTTGTGCCAGTGTACACTCTACCAACTGTTAGACAAGTAAGTGGCGAGAAATGGCAACTCATGGATTCGAAAAGATTTCCAAAGACCTACTGGGATGGTTGGGGTAAGGCGGGCAACGCTGTAATGAATGCAAGTCTTATAGCATACTTCATGGGATTCACAGAAATATATCTGTTGGGTGTAGAAATGATATACAGGAAAGGTGACACCCACTTTTACAAAGATGTAAGCCACAGGGAACAGCAGGTTAGAGACGGACACAGGTCAAAAGGTCCAAAGTTTATCCCTGTGTTTGTAGAATTTTTCAACAGCAAAGATGTAAAATTTGTAAACCTTACAAGGACTTTCCCTTACAATGACCTTATGCCAACGGACACTTTAGAAAACGTATTGGGTAACAAAAATGAATTATAGGGAAAAAGCTCTAGACGCCGATTTCGTTTCAAAACTCACACAACCGGAAATTTGTTCACTCACATATAATGTTTCCAAAAAACACTTAAAGAAGAAAAGGCGTGCTGTAGACGTTGGTAGTAAGTTTGGTCACTTCACGGCCAATCTACTGCAAGACTTTGAAACGGTAGACGCATTCGATATGAGAAACAAAATGCGTTGGAAGATGCTCGACCGCACTATGGTCACTTTTCATGAAATAGCACTGGGAGAAACCAGTGGACAGATTGAATTTTGGGGAGCATCTACCGGGGTTCCTGTTTTGGGCAAACAAAAAGACATCGCGCAGGTCAGAACACTGGACAGTTTTAGATTCACAGATGTGGACTACATCAAGATAGATGTAGAAGGCGACGAGCTCTCAGTGCTGAAAGGTGCAGTGCAGACATTAGGACTTTGTAGGCCACTTGTTGTTGTAGAACAGAACAAAGTGGTGGAGAAGACCAAAAAGGGCACGGAGTTCCAAGCGTTGGAATGGTTGTTAGACAACAAATACAGAATAGTAGATCACGACGGAATGGATGATTGGATATTAGCACATGTTTAATTTGACTTTACCTACACCCGTAGAGTTGGCGTTCGAACCGATAAATCTGTGCAATGCTCGATGTTTCTGTTGTCCATACACTTTCCTGGAAAAGGACAAGGAGTATAGGGGCAGGCGCATGAGCCCTCAACAGATCGAAGGGCTCATCACGCAGTTTGCGGAAGGAGTAAAGAAATACAACGTGCCAAAAATGAAGGCATCTGTACAGCCATGGAGATATTCAGATCCGTTGGTGTGCAGAGATCTAGACATGATTTTTGAACTTTGTCAACAACACGACCTTGGTGTGGTGCTGACCACTAACGCAGTCAGTTTCAATGAGTCCAAATGTGACCTAATGATGAAATATATAGATAACATTGGTCGTATAAACATATCAATAATAGGATACAATCAAGAAGAAATTAGAGAGTGGATGGACCTAGATTGGAACGTGACCCAGGCAAG